AAAAAAACAGTAAATTAAAAAAAATACATAATAATTAATCTGGTTAGAGTGTAGTATAAAAAAAGATTTTTTATCCAATTAAAATTAGAAATAAAATAAGATATTATACCCTTAAAAAAAAAAAAAAAAAACGCTTTTACTTGATCCCAATTTTTTATCAAAAAATAGGCACCAACAGCAATAGCAGTAATAATCAACATAATACCAGTGGTCATAAGTATTTTATTAACAATACTTACGGTTTTACTGAAGTGAAGTAATGCTTTACCAGCTAAACCCCATACTCCAGTAAACAAGGAAATTAAAGGCAATGCTATTTTTAGAGCCAACCCTACACCGATAAGGACTACACCAATCTTAGCAATTGTTTCAATAGTCTTTTGATTTTTCTCAACCCAAGTGCTTACTCTTATGATTAAATCAATTAGTTGGTTAATATGCCGGTTTATAAGTGGAACTAATCCAGTTCCAACTTTTTCTTGCAGTTCTCCAAATGCAAGTCTTGCTTTATTAGCAGCGGTTGCGTTTTTTTCAGCTACTCCTTTTCCTTGTCGTTCTAAAGCATTTATTATAAACTCTTGCGCTGCCGCAATTCCTTTTGTTTGAGCAATTAGTTTTACTGTTCCTACTTCCTTAGCTGTAAGGGTTCCCATTTTTTTCAACGCAGTTGCCCCATTGATAGGATCGTTGAATGCTTTACCAAAAGCAACGATATTGCTCATAGCATCACCAAAACCGATAGCTTCCATATCAAAAGCAGAGGCGACAATTCTATTAAACAAGCCACTCGAACGTGCCACTTCATCGCTGGCTTTCTTGAAAGTTGCAAGTTTTGTTTGAACAGCTATAATTTGTTCATCTTCAACACCTATAGCATACTGTAGTTTGCTTGCATATTCCGTTGCTTCCAAAGCAGCTTTATTAGTCTTTTCACCCATTTTAGAAAAGACATTAATTAACTTACTAGTTGCAATTTCACTTTGTTCAGCGGCAGAAACAGATTCAAGCATAAAAGCAGATATTGCACTGCCAGCAACTAATGAAGCGTTTGAAGTTTTATTAATTCCATCTTGAACACGCTGCATTCCGGTTAACTTCTTCGTAGCTTTTCCAACTCCACGTTCGATTACGTCGGACATTTTATCTATTGCAGTTAAAATGAGAGCTATTTTTAAACCTTTATCCATCTTCGGACTTGTTCAATTTGTTATGTAATTTGACAGCTTCACTATGCCACTTAGCAATTTGCCTGCTGGAATATTGAAGAATTTCTTCCGGAAATTTCCCATAGAAATGAGAGGTGAAAGCGATAGCCTCACCTCCAATCAAAAATTTAGTTCTGCGGCAGCATATTTAATTTTATTCCAGTCTTTCCCTTTCATGAATTTCAAATCCTCGAAAACAATATTTTTTCCATCAATTTTTGTACAGAGCGCAGCGACACCCATAGTTACTTGATTGGCTTTATTTTGATGGAGTTTGGCACTTTCTTCCATTTCCCATCCCTTCAACTCTCTTACCTCGGCAATTCTCTCATCACTTAGGGTTATTCTCTTTACTAGATTTCCATTTTCGTATCTTTTGGTTTCGATACGCATGGCCTCATCGGTTTCATCCATGTATTGATAACCATCTGTTGTGTCAATTGGATAGTTTTTCTTTTCTTCTGTTACTGTAGGCTGATTTTCCATTTTATTTTGTTTGTGGGTTTATAAAAAAATGCCTGTTACCAGGCATTTGAATACTATTATGGTGAATGGGTTATTGACCAATGATATTTCTGTATTCAGCCTGCAGATCAACGCCATCTACAATGTAGATGTTAGCCTCCGCATCAAATTCAAGCACATTTGCACCATTGATTTCCATTTTCAGGTACGTGCATGAGAGGCTACTTTCCTGCTCTGCATTATCATTGGGTTTAAAATTTGGCAAAGGCAATCCTTTTGACTGTACAGTTGCATAGATGATAACAGGAACCTGTCCAACACGATCACCGCCTTCCCAGGTTTCCAATGATGCCCTGATCATTATTTTCAGAGCCTTATAGATGTTACCGAATTTTCTCAAAACATCTGGATAAATGGCATTCCATTTAATACGCATTTCCATTTTATCAAAGCCGGCAGGATATTCACGCTTACCCAATAAACCCAATGCCTTTTGTTCAGACATAATGGCCATAAGTTTTGGTGAATCAACTTCTTCTGCCTTGCCAAGTAAACTGTTACCATCTACATAAACGTTACAGTTCGTAAGGCGGTTATTTTCGATACTCATTTATTAGGATTGAATAGATTATGAAAATTGTTTAGGCTACGTTTTTCAAAAGATTGATATCAATGAAACTGTTGAATGTGATTCTTTCACCAGGTACCGGCGGCATCATAACAATGTCGAATGTCAAATGACCAGCAGCGAGTTCTTCAGGAGGATTATTATTGGGATCATAAATAACTTCTGAACCTGTCAAAAGCGCACCACGCTGAATAAGTTGACGGATGAATCCGTTCGCTGTTTCGCGAATTGCATCAATCAAAGCCTTATTGATTGGTCTGTCAACGAATTGCAATGTGGTATTTTCCAGAGATTCATGTATTACATCTGCAGTTCTCTGAACAGCAATGAAATTATCCGGTGTTGTTACAGTAGGGTAAGCAGCTGATCTGTTCCCCCATGTATTATATCCGGATCCGAATGTGTTAAAGACGGTTGTGATACCGACTGCATTCAAAGAATTTGCCTCACTGGAAATATCGTTTGCTCCGGCTGTGATGTTTCTTTCAACACCTACAATGCCTTTAATTTCCTTGTTTGAGGGCGAAAACCAGTATCCGGATGCATTATCAGTAGCTGCAATTACGCCGGCCATGAACTGACTGTATGGAAAGTCTACATTAGAATCTGTAGCGGGATCATAAGCCTTTAAATAAGGGTATAAAAGGTAAGCCCTTTTGCTGGCTGTATTGAAATTTGATGATGCTCCAACGCCACGGTTTGTGATGGCAGTGCTTACGGTTGTTCCGAAAGCAGCATCTAACAATGTAATTGCACGGAAAGCATCAGCTTGGCTGATCAGTTCGGTAGCAACTGCTGCTACACTGCTATAGCCAGGGGCAATCAGGATTTTAGGATTGAATCCAAACTGATTCTTTGCCAATGCCCAGCATTTTACTCCAGTTCTGGCACCGGTACTAGAATTGTATGTGCCTATGATTACACTGGATGTAATAGCGGCGGCATTCAATCTTTTGTAAGTGAATTTTAGAACAGTGTTATTTGCAATAGCACCGCTAATCACCTTAAAGTTGCCGAATTCATCCAAAGTATAATCAGTACCAAGTACAAACCCAGATGCTTCGCCGGCATTATTTAGCACAGTCACAGTACCAATTGGAGCATAAGACAATTTCAGCTTTCCAGCGGTTACTGTTTTTTCTTCAGCTGTTACATCACTGCAATGAGCAGTAGGATCAAATACATTCACAACCAAAACAGAGGCTACGCCCTGTTTAAAAATGTGTTCAAGGGCTTGTGGAATCGTAAATCCAGGCACCATCTTACCAAATTGGGCTGCATCTTTGGTTCCGTTTACCTGCACCAATGTATTCAATGGACCAGTTGGAGCAATACCAACTAAACCAATAACCGCAGATTTAACAACAGTTACCGGGCGTGGCCCTTTATCCTGTACAATGGTTTCTACTCCGTGAAGAAATGCCATGATTATTTTTTTGAAGAATGAATTAATAGATTTTGACCAATCATTGACTTAACGAAATCTGTTGCCGGCAATTCATATTCTTCGCCTTTCACAAGAATGAATTCATCTGCGCCAATGTTTCCGACCCAAGTCACATTACCATTATATATAACTTTTACCTTTTCAGCTGAAGATGCTGTTTCAGGTTTTTGGTCTTTTATATTATTATTAGGGTTCGGCATTTTGAAAATTTGTTTTTACAAGATTTACAGCTTGTGTGATATCATCATCACCATCTTTTAGTTTTTGCATTTGCAATTTTGTTACTGTAAACACCACGTTATAACTAAATAAGGCAGATAGTTCATCACGATTATCAAAATCAATAGACTTCAACTTTAATCTGCCGCCATTACTTGTTAAATAACCCAGTAACGAATCTTTTATCAGTCGAATGACATTGTATATCCCGTTTTCACCTCGCAACTTGTTTGATTGAAGGTTCAGAAGAATATTTATGCCCTCTTCTTGGCGAATAACGTTTGTTGAACCAGATGGACCGAATTCAGAACCAGTATAAGCAACCAAAACCATGGTTTTATTCTGATCAAGAGCAGAATCAATAGCATCTTTTATTGAAGCATCAGATTCTGGTAGCGAAGAAACAGAAGCTACAGTGCTGATTGAGGCCGTTAACCTTGTTACAATTTCATCTTCGAGATGATCATATTGAAATGGTTCTGGCATTATGCACTTTTAAATTTAATTCTTGCTTCAAGTGTCTTTCCATCATGCATTTTCCTCACACTTAATACAAGAAAATCAACTTCTTGACCAGCTATTGTTATGGTTACTGGTTCACGCTTATTTGTTTTTACTGAATCATGTAACCCTGGAAAATCAGAATGATTGTACTCCATTGTTAAATGATCAGTATCATAATCAACGTTTGCCAGCTTTTCTTTTTCTGTTGGCCCTTTATAAAGAACTGTAGCGGTTTTTACAGGACCGCCGCCTATAGGATTCCAAACTGCAGGATAACCAAATGTGCTTTTCACGGCACTCAATAAATTATCCTGCAGATTATCAAAAAGGTTCATAATGCTTATGCATCAGCTACCATGATACCAGCTTCTTTCAAAGCGGTAAGGATAGCGTTAACACTGGTTTTTGTTGCATTTGCAAGGGCCTGTGTAGTTGCAGCATCACTTCCGTTTGCAGTAGTGATTTGAGCCACATTTTCCGCTACAGACACTTTAGCCTGACTTTTCAACAACACCTGCACTGTTGATGCTGTTGATGCAGCAGTTGCATAGGCGTATCCAACCAGCTTATTGGCACCATTAGCATCACTGTTTGTCATTTTTTTCTGTCCTTCGGCATCATCGAAGTAAACAGGTGCACCTTGTGCTAATTCTTCAGTGGTTGCATGTGTTTTCTTTGGTAATTCAAAAACACCTTCAATCTGAACAGCGATGGTTTCTCCTTCAATGCCACCTACAAGCGCAACACCAAGCACATCACCAACCAATACCGGGGCACCGCTAACGATGGTTTCGCCATTTGGCACTGTGTAATCCAGAACATCGCCACAAGCGACTAAATTCTTTGCCATAGTTTTTATTTTAGGCCGGTGGCGGGTGGCCACCGGCATTTATGAATTGGGTTTTGATCAATTAAGGTTATGCACCTGGGTTTTTGTAGGTTCCGCGATGATCCCACCATTTCGCACCGAAGTCCTGACGGGCTTTGATTTCAATTCCATCCACTTCAAATCCATAGCGGCTTTCGGTGTATAAACCTTCATTTCCCTCCAGGTAACCATACGTTGCCATATCAACAGTTGCAGGATCAGCAAACACATACCATGGACCCGCTGGCAGACGTGGTTCAACAATCTTTTGTAAACCGGCAGAGGTAAATGGATTTACCTGACCTGACTGGCTTGGGGTGATGTTAGTAAGCAACTGATCAGCTGCCATTTCCTGTTCTGGTGCTACTACGATGTATTTTGGAGTGATTGAAATCAACTCTTCATCAGTCAATCCAACCTGACGGCGCATTGCAGTGCGAGCTGCATTCATGGTTGTAGCATCCAAAGCCGCACCAGATGAAGCAAGGTTTTTGTGGGTAGCAGTATGGAACAGGGCCACATTATCGCCCAGTTTCACGTTACCGGTAATTAATGCCCAGAAAACACGGCTTTCGTTGTTTTTTGCGCCCCTTGCGATCAGTCGGGCTACGCGAACAAAAGCTGCCAGATCATCATTAATGATCATTTGGCGGGACATCTTGAAGATTTTCGCATAGGTGGAAAGCTTCCAGCCATCTTTTGTTTCCACAAAAGAGCCGTATTTGATTTCGCTTCCTTCTTTTACCTCTTCGAATTTCGCATCACCGCCGAATTGGATTCCGGTTGATTCTTTGAAATCAGGCAAATTCTGTTGGGTTGCTAACGCTTTGAAGGTTTGCGGAGTTTCATCGTATTCTTTACGAAGAATTTTATTCGCAACGTTTGACATCAAAGCAGGAAAGTCGCTGGTTGTCATACCACGCTCATACAATTCCTGTTTGTTAAAGCGGTTCACTTTCATGCCGCGCTGTTGTAACAGCGTTTCGATAGCACCTAATACGCTGATGCCACGGAAATTTGCCGCCAATACACTGGCTGCATTATTTTGCTGGCCAATAGGGTAAAGGCTGGGAGCCGCACGATTCAACATGGCGAACTCAACTGCACTTCTTTCTTTCACCTGCTCATCATCACCAACAACGGTTGCGTTGGCTCCGCGTGTTTGGGCTTGTGACTGACCTTCAGCCAGTTTAGCCAACACCATTTCACGGGCTTTATCCAGGGAAATCTTACTGTCGGCGATCAATGTTTCTGCATACTCTACGCCTAAACCAGCGGCGCGAACTGCAGAAAGAATACCAACTGAACGCTGGTTTGCAGCATTGGCTCCAGCCGAACGCTCTTGCTCGACATCTACTGTAGTAGTTGTTGTAGTAGTGCCGGTTTCTGTTACTGCTTCGGTGCTAGCAGAACGGGTTTGTTCAGTAGCTGCTGCGCCGGTTTCTTTTGTTTCAGGCATATTTCTTTGATTTGAATTTGAAATGATTTTTACATCAATGGGGGTTTCGTACTGTTTATTGTTCCTAGTAGAAGCCAGATAATCTGCTGGAACCGGAACAAATGATATTTCAAAAGGCTCCCAATCTGTAGCACGATACAAAGGAACCTGATCAACCTTTTCTTCAATTAAATACTCATAGACATTGTATCCAATGGAAATATTTCTGATAATTCCATCACGGACATCCTGAATAAACTCTTCAAGTTCTTTTCTACGGCTCAAACGAACTGTTGCATGTAGCTGACCGCCTTTTATCCAGGCTCTTTCAACTACTCCCAATACAACCTTTGTTACACTGCCATATCGATTATGGTTATCAATAATATTGGCACCCTGATTAAGTCTGTCGAGACGGACTTCTGAAGTTTCCATGCCAAGAACCTCCCTGATTAAACCTTCCCAACCAATTTGAAGAACTTCAGCATCCGTAGCAGCTACAACATCGATAGTATAGTTCTCTTCATTGAATGAATTCTCAACGAATTGAGCGGCTCTTAAACGTGGCTGTATTTTTTTTACTTGTTCTGGCATTTTATTTTGTTAGATTTTCTAACACTTTGACCATACGAAAATCGTAAGGTCATTTTTGAATCTATAGACAATCCGTAGACAATTTTTTACTTTCATAGGCTACTCTTACGATATCTGGCAGCTTTCTGTATTCCTGTACTGGTAACAATGGGATGAGGATAAACATAGTAGCTAAAGCCTCTGGCCATACCTTCATTTTGCTTGCATTATCCCAATTGCTATCATACTTTCCATGGCACCCACATACTGGACCTAAACACATATAATTCTGCTCATGGGTTGCTACTGACGGGAAAAGCGACTTAGGTAAGATGTGAGCCTGTGCCGCAAACTGATAATCTTTATTGCTGGAATAACAAGATTTACCGCACTCACAACAAATCCAGTCGCACGACTTTATTTTTTTTGCATACCACTCAACCAAATCTGGTCGCTTACTTGCTTTTCCTTTTGGCTTTTCTTCTTTATGAATCCGGCAATATTTACCTTCATAAATACAGCCAGGTGTGCTACACAGCTGCATCGGTTTTTTCTTTTGATTTATCTACATTTCCCTGCTTTTTCGGATCAAATCGAGGATCGCACTCCGGCTGTAACCCTGATTCATCAAACATTTTTTTATCAGCAATCATTTCATCAATTACCTCTTCCGGGTTTAGACCATTCTCACGTATCGTTTCCTGCCAGCTTTGTAAGCCACCACGGATGGCATCTACCTGCGCTGGAATTTCTTTAGTAGGATCGATCATTTCACGTCTTGGCGGTGTCCATCGAACAGGGACCAGTTGTGATTTAGCATTACCAGTTATTACGGCTATCTGCATGAACCATAGCCACGTTTTATCGCAGAACATTGGGATTAGCATATTCCATTGCCACACTTGAACGTTTCGATGAAACATCAGCCAACCCATACGACCACTACTAAAGTTGACACCAGTTAAATCGCCAGTTAGGGTAACGTAATCCATTCCAAATCCACATGCTATTCCACGTAAAACCCCCTTTGTATATGGATCATAAGACTGACCTGCATCGGGAGGGGTAGCCATGGTAACAGATTTACCCGGTGGTAACCTTTCAATTATACCTGGCTCAACTCTTTCCAATACATCATCATCATCTTCTGAAACACCAGCGACCGGTTGTATTGAACTATCAGTAATAAATACTGTAAAGCACTGTGCAATCTTCTGCCTAATCAGTTGAGCATCCTCATATTCATCAAAATCTTTTAACCGAAGCATGGATGAATGTCCAAAAGGAACACCACGAAACTGGCCGGGTCTTTCCTTTTCAAAAACATGAATTATTTCATCAGCTGGTATTCGATTTGATTGAATACTTTTTTGCATATTGTCACCAGGATGATTATCCCACAGCCAATAGGCAACAATCTTATTTTCTTTATTAAACTCTACTCCGTAATAAATGTATCCGCCCAATTCTGTTCTATCCTGCCATTTGGTTGTATCAATAAAATCAGGCTCCAGAACTTGTAGTTGAAGCGGGAAAGGGCTTGACTTGACATCGGTTATTCGTTTGCGAACAATACATTCGCCGCTCTCTGCAACCGTACGCATTACCAGATACATCAGTCCGTAAAAATTCAGATGACCATCATAGTCGCACATTGTAGAATCAGCCCATGCTTTCCATGCGTTCTTTAATTTCTTTTGTTGCGCCTTTGAATCAGCCATTGGATTGGGAACTATACCGGTACCAACAACATTATTCGCAATTTCTTTAACGGCTCTTTTTGCGTATGGGTTATTCCGGACCAGATCACGGCTTCGGTTTCGTAAAAAAGTTAATGCTGTATGAATTTCAGAATTAGCTGAAGTGCTTTGTGCAATCCATCCTGAAGTTCTTCGACCCTTTGATGCTCCCTCATAACCACGGTTTCCAGATAATACACCCAGAGCCTGTTTATATTGCATTCTACGAAATCCCCATTCAGGAAAAAACGCATTGATTGCTCTGTCAAATAAATTGGGGTTTATCTTTTTTTTCATCGTAAACCTTTTGAAAATGTTGCAAACCTGCGACCTCTAGTTGATGGCTGTTTGCCATTTAAGCCCAATTCGTCTGCCATTTCATTTAAAATCTGCTGCATCTCTTCCTTACTGCGGTAGGTTAGTTTTTTATCAGCATATTCTACTGTTAGAACGCCTTGGGCGTAGGCTTTCTTCAGTGTTTCATATTCTGTAAGAGTAAAGGCCATAATTTAATTTGTTAGAAATTCTAACATTAATAGTCCGAAATTCCGGCAATTCTTGCGATTTCCCTTAAATCTTCTACGGTTTGTCTATAGATTTTGCGGGCTTCAATGGTTTCAATTCCATTTCTAACAGCACAAATCTTTCTTTTGAGCCTATACCCAATAAATCTTTCACTTAACATCGTGTTCCTTTTGACCAGAAAAAAAACACACCAGCGCATATATGCAACATTGAAGGTGGTACCAGATATTAAAATATCTTCCGTAACTCCAAAGTGCTGGCAAGCGGCTTCAACAATAGCTTCTTGAACTTTGCTTACAACAATTTTTTCCATACTCAATTTTTTTGTTCTGGCTGAATTGGTATAAATGAATTGTTTTCTTTATTAATATCCGGAATTGGATTATGTATTGACGGAAGCAACGGCTGTAACGGCGTATTGAATGTTACAGTTGTTAAAAACAATCTACCAGAGAATAGCAAACGGATCCTCTCTAATAATGATAATTTCCAACAACAGGTTACAATGCCATCTTTTGTTAAGTGGGCAGGTAGGGGCAAGTATTCCTTTTGGTTTTCAGCAAAAATTATATTTCTACCAGGAAAGTCTATCGGTTGCATCAGAAAGTATTTAGTGCCAATACTATTATTCTGATGTTTCGTGTTAAAATTTTTTTTGAAATTAATTATGCACAGCTGTGGATTACCAGATAGAATCTCTTTTTTTCTTTGGCTTTTTGGGCTTATCTGATTTTTGAGCAGTAAGACCAATTGAAAACGCTTGCCAATGATTTTCCTGAAACATATCCATTCCCATAATGGCAGCTGCTGCTCTAGCATAAACTCTACAGTCTAACGCTTCATTTCTTTTATAAGTTTTCTTCCACTGATAAACTGTAAACCCTTTCTTGTTGGTAGTTCGCTCCAGCTTTTCGGATGTAATACCCCTGAAATAGTGGCTGTCATATTCCGGAAAGTGACAGTATCCGGATGGATAGGTTTTATCATCATTCGGGTTTAGTTTAAGCCAACCATACAATTCAGATTTTATTAAAGATACTCCTACACCAAAAACCTTAACCGTGTTTAGTTTTTGTCCGGCTCTCGTTACCTGCACGGCAGCAGGAGCACTGTACATCATTGCAAGTTGCTCACGACCTTTAACGGGTATTACTCGACCTGTTCCGGCATGTTTGCTACAATACTCATACACATGCTGGGTATTATATCCGGTATCAATGGCCATAATAGATACTTTCATCATAGCACCATCTGATCTTGTAAATTGCTCATCCAGAACAGAATCCAACATTGCCCATGTTTCTGGCTTGGTGGTATCGCCATTAATAACCCTGTAATCAATACTTTGGCTTTCCTTTCCACGCATCCAACCAACAATTTCTAATTCAATCCTGTCGGCTTGTATATCTACACCACATGTAATAAAGCAAACATTAGGTAATACAGTTCCACGATTATACTTTTCACGAAGCGAATAAAGCCTTTCCCACTGTGGAACTTCGCCCTCTTCTTCATAACATTCACCAAGTTTTGTGTTGACGAATGTTATTCGCTTTGGTATATCGCCCTCACTCTCATCGCAATCCTTCGCCATATCAGCCCAGCTGTACATTCCATAAGGGGAGTACAATGCATTGATAAAATAACCATAAGTCTTTCCATCTTCAAGTTCAGGAAAATCAGCAATCCACATTCCGCCGGCCAGCATATTGGTTTTATATATCTCATCGATCATGTGTCGGCAGTGAGCACATTCATACTTCACGTTATCATATTTCCCTTTTTCCCAGCGCAATTGCTCTATTACTAGCTTTTGCATCCCACCACAGGATGGGCATGGTACATGATAATGCCGCTGGCCAGTTTTTTGAAATTCATTATCAATTGCAGATTGGTTTTTAATCGTAGGGGTTGATGATATAAAAATCTTTTTCCGTTGCCCAAATGTCAGCGTTCTGGTTCTGGCTAGTTCAATTGCAGATCCTTCACCTGAAACATCCATCGGATACCTATCGACTTCATCCAAATAAACAAATCTAACTGGAGTAGAAGCTAGTCCCACCGGAGAATTGGCACCAACGCCCATCCAAAAACCACCTTCAAAGTTTTTTACCTGCATGGTATTGCCACTATCCTTTGCCTTGTTCGCTTTGATTTTTGCTTTCAGGACCGGTGTAGCATCGATCATCTTTTGTATCCTGTTCTTTGATGTCCATTTTAGCATTGTATCCGTTGGCATAACATACAACATCGTACCTGGAGCCACTGCTATTATATAACCAAGCCAGTTATTGCCAGTTTCTGTGGCACCTACTTGGGATGATTTTTTATAAATGATGGTTTGCGCTGGATCACTTACGGATAGTCGATCTGAAATTTCTTTATTGAATGGAGTTCGATCCATTCTAAATGGACCTGGTTCGGCAGATTCTGGCGGAAGGATCCTGTACTGGTTTGCCCACTCACTTACAGTTAAAACCGGGTCTGGCTTTAACCCTCGCAGGAAAGCAGATATAGCTATATATTTTGCTGGCTTGCTTTCGGGTGATATGGTCATTTGTTAATTTGATTGGCGAAAGATTCCAGTACAGCGTTTATCTCCATAGTAAGTAAATTGGTAGCATCTACATCATTCGCAGCACTGCGCAAAAGAGATATGCATCTACTGGGTATGTTCAGAAAAGTCTTTTTCAAATTGTTGGCTAGATCAAACAGTTCTTTATCCACTAAGGCTTTTTCAACTAGTAACCCCTCCATTTGTTGCAGCTTCATTTTATCTTGGGCAGCACCCAATAACTCTCTTCGCCTAACGATTTCACTATAGGGTAGTTGATCATGTATGTTGATTCTGCTGATCAGTTCCTGAAATGATAGATCAGGTAGTTCGGTTTCGTCTGGAAGCGCATCCTTTTTTTTATCCTTTTGGCTTTTGTCACCGTTCTGATCATCAATACTTTTTGCAATCCTAGATTTTGAAACACCTCGCTGGGGTTTCTTTATTGATTTCAAGTCGCCATATTCTTTATTGGCAACAGAAGGAATAATCACTGGCAATTGCCTCTCTTTACCCTTGACATTTTTTGTTATATACTTGACCCCCTTTTTTATTTTCCCCTCCTTAATAGCCCGTCTAACCGCTGCTTCATCAACACCGATTTCTTTTGCATATTGCCTGACTGATATTTCCTTTTGTTTTGCCATTTTTCCTTAATCCAATTGCGGACTTACAAATTATCTGTGACTAGCGAAACTTTGGGGCTCGGGGTAGCCGCAACACTTGCATATAGGAAGGACCCATCAAAAAAATACCCGACACCCTGTCATTAATTAATATGTTGCCATGACATTTATGCATTGCCCTGCATTTTATTTACCTGTTGTGTTAACTCATGATATAAACGATCAGCATAGTAAGGTGATACGTCTCTGTTGATAGAATGTATAACCTTTTCATTGATAACAGCTGTATGTATTGTTGTTGATATCAGTGGTTTGATTGGTGTATCGTTGCCCGACTTGTTAACGCGCTTATTACGCTGTATGAAGCCAAATGATCCCCCACCTATACGATACTTACCACGAGCAAACACACGCGGTTTAGCACCAGCAATCATAAATGCATATGGTACCACCTGCCTGTTACCCCTCGTTACTTCGATAGATACGCCCTGTTGAGTTCTCTTCCTGGTTGATTTTAGTCGCTTTACTACCTGTATCCCTTTTCTTGAAATCTTTATGCTTGATGTCTGTGTTTGAAATTTAGGAGAAAACGCATCCATAGGGATGGGCTTTGTACTGGCGGCTACTGCACCGGTAAGTGTTGAGGCTTTTGCTGGAATAGTCTTTATTCCTTCCAGATTCTTCTGTGGAATATTATACACCTTTTTCACCTCTGATCTCGCAGTAGTACGTCCCTTTTGTAGACTTCGATTAATTGCACGTACAGTAGCCTGTGTAATCTGTTTTGCATCGAGATTCTTAAATTGGCTACGGATGTATTTGGTGGCCTGTTCAACGTTTACTTTAATCATTGTTAGAATTTCTAACATAAAAATAATAAAAAACTATTCCGTGTCCGATTTCAATAAAACAGCCTTTTTCTTGGATTTAGCTTCCTCAAAAATGTGTACGG